AATTTTTGAAGCGGAACACTTATCACCGTACTTAGGTTTTCTATTACCTTTTAAATTTATTAGTATATTATACTTTTCAGGGTATTCTCTTGATAACCACATATGGCTAGAGCCTCTTGAAATACCTCCAATTATACCTACTGATACCTTAGTAATATTAGATATTTCGCTAAAGGATAACTCAGTATTGATTACTAATAGGTTGAAGCATTCCTCGATTTGAGAATTGGAAAATTTAGCATTACCATTAAGTTCACCATAACTAATAGGTAATTGTTCAGCTTTATAACAAGTATTAAATCCATTGTCTACTGCGTTATATATCTCAATAGTCTCGTTTTCAAACTCATTTAAATCTGTAGTGCTACATTCTGCCAAGATTGTATACTCTGGTAATCCGAAAGTTATATACGCTTGATTCATTTTTACACTATGATTATTAGACTTTAATTCTCTAATATGTCTATTGAATCTATTCTCTATATTTTCAGACTGACCAATATACACTTTATTAGTACCATTAAAGTTTAGCTTATAAATTCCACATGTCATGCTACTTTCTCCTCGTAAAAGAAAGGCTAGACAGCATTACGAGTACTGTCAGGGCCGCTAAACCCGTTCACCTGTATTTGATTAAATTAACACAGCCCTTAATCTATTTTTAACTTTAGTAGCTGCTATCTCATGTATAGATTTTGAAATGAGCAACCTAGGGTCTCTTGATTTTGGAGATCCTTGTGCGTATCCAGGTTGAAACGTCTGGTAAGGGTATTTCATGTACGAGTAAAAAGCTGTAATAGCTCCTGCTCTTGATTGTGTAATACGCTCAACTGCTACAGTTGAAGCAAACCTACCAGTATCATAGTTAAGTATCTTACGCTGACCGCCCTGCCATGGCTCGTCTCCCATATTATTTTCAATAACTTCTTCTAACTGAGAATTAATAAGAACCTGAAGACTTGCTAGACTATAAAACTGGCCTTGCCGGTTTCTAATCTGAGGTGCAGCGGAAGCTATTCTTGCTTCACTAATATTTTCAAATTTACGCTTTAGCTGCAGTTGCGCTAATTGTGCCTGTTTTACAGTACTGTGTACTTTTTGTAAAGCAGCTTTTAGCTTGTTAGCAGCATCTTTAAGTTTAGCAGCATTCTGCTTACTACCTGGACTCTTATCTTTAGCTTTAGCTTTTACATCTACTACCTGTACAGGTTTTCCAGTAAGATTAGACGCAATTACATGAGATATATGCTCTTTTATACTTCTTGAGCTTTTTGCGTCTAATAACTCTTCTAGAAAGGTACTATTAGGTCCTGTAAATAGATCGGCTATTAACTTAGCTTCACTACTATTTTCTGGTAAATCTTTTGCTTTATTTTTAATATCTTCTGCAATTGCTGCAGTAGTCGAAAGTAGCCGCTTATACGTCTTAGTTATCTGGTTCTCTTTTTCTTCTATAGCTTTAGCTGTAAGTTTTTTACCTTTTTTCTCAAAAAAAGCTGGATCGCCATAAGGAACGTCACATTTCTCAATAATGTCTAGCAGATCACTTAGTGCTTTGCCTGCATTAGTAGTAGCTATACCTGAACTCGCATTAGCACGACTAAGTTGAATCTCTACTAAAGTATGTATCCCTAAACTGCCCATATGTTTATATATAGAGGCTAATAAAGTCTCATCATGCCGCATATACGAAGAGTATACATCCCCTAGGTGAATCATACTAACCATTGCTTCTAGCTGTCTACTTAGAGTTGCTTTAGCAGCTGTATACTCGGGGGATTCGCCTATCATCTGAGCTGTAGCGTCATACTTTACAGTATTAAGTCCTGGTATAACTGCTTCCAAAGTACTAGGTAAGTCTTTTAACGAAAAAGCTCTTTCTAATCTAAGGCCTAGAATTGCTTTTAAGTGACCACCATCTACTGCGCTAATATTAGCTTTAACTGCTTGTACAATTTCTTTTGATAGCCCGCCAAAGGTACCATTACTGCTTATTCTAACACTAGCAACTTCGTCTTTCCAGAGTTTGCTAACATCAGATACCCCTATGTTTTCTACAATAAGGTTATCAGGGGACTGAAAAAATTCTAGTGAGGTTGTGCTACTTTTTGGAACATAGGGGGTAGGCGTATTTACAACTGTAGCACCTTCTAAATTTTGAACCCTTTTAACCATAGATTCGTAACTTATACTACCTAGTATATACTTAACTAGTTTATTAACTCTAGCTTCAGACTTTTTGTCAATACTTCCTAATACTTCTGTTCGCACCCCTGATAGTAAGTTGTGCGTTTCTATATTACGAATATCATTTTTTAAACTATCTATATTACTTCTAGTAATAAGGCCTGCATTACCTAATAAAGATCCTTTCGAATCTGTTTGCGCTCTAACAGTACCTCTTGCATCTGTAAATCTTGCTACTGTATCAAACTTATTAACGGCATTATTAAGGGTGTTATACTTTACGTACCATACTCTCTCAAAAATTGCCTGTTTCATGAAAGCGGAAAGTTCTGTGGCACTCATATTTAACTATAGTTAGCTGCATACTGATCAAGCACGCGCTTGATATGCGATGGAAGGTTAGTAGTAGTTACGTACTGAATCTGTATATCGTTAGTACCGGGTGCTTTATTACTATGAATTGCCATATCATTTTTAATGTAGTAGGTAATTAGATCAAGTACTGCTAATTTTAAATCTTCAGGAACTACTAAAAATCCTGCTTTATACGTTAGTTTGTAACCATTTATTGCTACTGGAAATCCATCGTACCATGTAGACACAATATTATTACTAAATTTAGATAAAGCATAATCATCATATTCTACTAAGGTGGTATACGTTTTTCCATAGTCCTCTGAGTATTCTAGTGATACAATAGAAAGTACTGGGTATTCTTCTGGAACTATAATAGTAGAGCCACCCTCATGAAACTCTATTTTTGCGTCAATTGCATAATCTATAAAAGTTCTACGACAAAATGTTTTTACTAACTCGCTAACTTTAGGTATAATTAGGTCAATAAGTGAATCTTGAGTTGGACTATTTAACCCTAGATACTGCTTATACTCTGTTTTTGTTACTAGTGAGAGTCCCATGGTTATTCCTTATTAGGTACTAGGGTCCGGCCCTTATGCGCAGGTGTCTTACCTGCAAATAATCTTCCTAAGCAACTATGGCTTAGGTTATGCTCTCTGCAAAATGCTCTAACACAGGTAACTGTATAAACTAGGCCTTCAGGAGATATAATACTAGGTAAAACTAGGCCTTTAGTTTCTGCTGTATTAGAGTTAAACACTCTGGTACCTTTAATACTAAGCATATGTTGATACTTTTCTTTATCATACTCACTAAGCCATTTATGTGTACTACCTTTAGAGATACTCTTAACTACCCACCTAATTCACTTTTGTTACTTGAGCCACTTTAGTAAGTGGTACTATAGGGTTACTAATAATATATTCTAATACACTTATTATGCTATCATTAGAGAACTTAGAACTACGGTTATTCTCACCTAAATTACGTGAATTTTTCAGGCTAGCTAACTGCAAGTACCTATCTGGGTACTCATCTGCTAACCACCTATGCATACTTCCTTCCAGTATTTTAGCTATTACATGCTCAGAAACCACTGTTAGTTCCGATATTTCATTATAGCGTAGTTTAGGGTAGTCTATTAAATAGTTGAACGCTTCTAATACTTGTGCATTGCTAAATTTAGATAATCCATTTAATTCCCCACATTGGGGTATATATTCTCCTGCTTTATATGCGCTATTAAAGCCATTATCTACTGCATCCCATATTTCTATAGTTTCGTTTTCAAAATCATTTAGTTCTTCTATAGAACATTCACATAGTACCTCTAATGTAGGGTTACCATACTCTATATAGGCTGCCCGCATTTTTCTAGCATGGGTACGGGATTTAAATAAAGCTAAATGATCATCTAACCGTTTCTCTATTCTGCGGCTCTGCCCTATATAAACTTTATCTGTACCAGTAAAGTTTAATTTATAAATTCCTACTGTCATTTTATTTTCTCCTAGTGAAAGAAAAGGCTAGGTAATATCACTAGTATTACCAGGGCAGCTAAACCCATTCGCCTATATTTATCTTTAGTAAGAACTCATTAAGCTCTTACTAAAGACAGGACTACTTAAAGTCCAGTCTTATTAGTTAATTAGCTATGCTAATTATACTAGCCACCTAAACACTGATACGCCATGCCCAAGATTACTTGTTAGTTGCGTCATACCTGTACGTAGGGAAGCAACTAAAACCTTACGTTGAGTTTCAACTAGGTCTTGTTGATCAAAACGCAAACCACGTTGGTTACCAACGATAAAGTTACCAGACACTAGAGCAATAGCTCCAACGTTAGCAGTATTACCACCAGTATTAACACCTGCTGTCTTAGCAGGAAGTTCTGCTGAAACAATTACTGGGCTTCCACCAACCATACCAATTTGACCATTAACGATAGTGGCTTTAGGACCAACTTTATCCATAGTTTGGAAAGTGGTATCTTCTAGCAAGTCGTAGTAGAATTCAGTGTTAACGATGAAAGTAACATCGTTAGGGTCAAGACCCCAAGCACCTAGATCTTTACGCAGTGAACGTAGAAGAGCGATTGTACCGGCATTAGCAACTTGAGCAGTTACAGCAGATACGTCATCATACTTAGCAAGACCTTTAACTGGGTCAGCGCCTGAACCAGCACCTAGCAAGTAAGCTTTGTCTACAGACTTAGCAACACGACGAACCATAGCGTCACGAACGATAGGCATTAATGCAATCAGAGAATCTTCTTCTTCTTCATACATCATATACTCGTTAGTAGCTAGTTTGTATGAGTTAAGAGTAATTTCACTTAAACGATGGGTTTGGCTAGCACCAGCGGATGCAGTAGTACCGAACTGAGCGTTAGTAATCCAAGTACCATAACCAGCTTCTGGGTTCAGAGGCATAGTCATTACGTTGGTTTGCATAGTAATGTTGCGCATTAAAGGAGCAACAACTAGCTTACGACGTACTTCAGATTCCATGTTTAGAGAAACTTCAAGTTCCCAAGTGGTAGACGCTTGGTGAGAAGGATCTTTTCCACCAACGCTAGCTTTAGTAGCTAGTTCTTTACCAAACTTAGTGGCTTCGATAGCCTTGCCCGAAAACTTAGAAAGCAATACAGCTTTTTCCTTATCTTCATAGCTAATGTCAGCCTTAGTATCAGCAAAGCTCATTTTAGATTTTTGCATAGCTACGATTTCAGCAGCTTTTTCAGCTAGAGCTGTTTCCAAACCACTAATAGCGCTCTTGGTGCTTTCGGTTTGTTCAGCC